TGGTGGATCAGCAACTGTCCACTTCCCAATCTGGCACCAAGAAATAGAAGATATAATTGTACTAAAGAACAATAAAGGTACAGAAGACAACAGAGTTAGGAAATTAGACTATAGTATTCAGATCAGTAAACTCTTTTATGAGAGATTTATTAACGATGAGGACATATCCCTTTTCAGTCCTCATGATGTACCAGGTCTTTTTGAATCATTTGGTACTCCTAGATTTGATGATGTATATGTTCGTTATGAAAATAATGATCGAATTAAAAGGAAGACTGTTTCTGCTCAGAAACTTATTTTAGACCTTCTTAAGGAGAGAGCAGAGACTGGTAGAATCTATATCATGAACATTGACCATTGTAATTCTCATTCTTCCTTTACGGATAAAGTAACGATGAGTAACTTGTGTCAAGAAATCACACTTCCTACCAAACCATTAAATCATATTGATACTGAAGATGGTGAAATTGCCCTCTGTATTCTTTCTGCTATCAACGTTGGTAAGATTAATCGTTTGGATGAATTAGAGTCCCTCTGTGACCTTTCTGTAAGGGGTTTAGAAGAGTTGATTGATTATCAGTCTTATCCAATTACCGCAGCACAGAATAGCACTATAAATCGTCGTTCTTTGGGTATAGGTTTTATTGGATTTGCTCATTATCTTGCAAAGAATGGTGCTAAGTATGACTCTCAAGAAGCATTGACTCTCACTCATGACCTGACTGAAGCATTCCAATACTACTTACTTAAGTCTTCTAATGAGATTGCAAAGGAAAAAGGTACATGCAAATACTTTAGATTCACTAAGTATGCTACTGGAGTTCTTCCTATCGATACATATAAAAAGGATGTAGATGAACTGGTCGAACCAAAGTACAAATATGATTGGGAATCTCTTAGAGCATCTATCGTGGAACACGGACTCAGGCACAGCACGTTGTCCGCACAGATGCCTTCGGAGAGCAGTTCCGTTGTGTCAAATGCCACAAACGGAATCGAACCACCTAGAGATTACCTGTCCATTAAAAAATCAAAGAAAGGACCTCTTAAGCAGATTGTTCCGTCTTATGGACACTTGAAAAATAACTACACACTCTTGTGGGATATGCCTTCTAACGAAGGATATATTAAGGTTATTGCAGTTATTCAAAAATTCTTTGATCAGGCAATTAGTGGTAACTGGAGTTACAATCCAGAGAACTATGAAGGTAATGAAGTACCTGTGTCTGTGATGGCAAATGATCTACTAACTACATACAAGTACGGTTGGAAAACCAGTTACTATCAAAATACTCACGATATGAAAAGTGATGAGGTTGTTGAGGTTCCACAGACATCAAACACCGAATTAGACAATCTTTTAAACACTTTAGAACAAGCCGAGGAGGGAGAGTGTGAATCCTGTTCAGTTTAAGTTAACAGAGAAAATGGAAACCCAAATAAAGGGTATGACGGTATTTAATACCGAACAAGTAGATACTAAAAAACAACCAATGTTCTTTGGAAAACCATTGGGGATTCAACGTTATGATACTTATAAGTATCCAGTATTTGATAGAATTACTACTCAACAGTTAGGATATTTCTGGAGACCTGAAGAGGTTTCTTTACAGAAAGATCGTGGTGACTATCAAACTCTTCGTCCAGAACAAAAACATATCTATACTTCTAACTTGAAGTACCAGATTATGCTTGATTCTGTACAGGGTCGTGGTCCTGGCATGGCATTCATCCCATACTGTTCTTTACCAGAACTAGAAGCATGTATGGAAGTCTGGGGTTTCATGGAGATGATCCATAGTAGATCCTACACTCATATTATTAAAAATGTATATGCAAATCCTAGTGAAGTCCTTGACAAAATCTTAGATAATGATAGAATAATCGAACGCTCTGCGACTGTCACCCGTTCTTATGATGATTTCATTAACTCTGCTCAAGAGTATGGAAGTGGTGCAGCATGGAAACATGCTCAAGAAGGTGCAGGTCACTTCAAACAAGATAGATACGAACTCAAAAGGAAACTATATAGAGCAATTGCTAATGTAAATATCCTGGAGGGTATTAGGTTCTATGTATCGTTTGCTTGCTCGTTTGCGTTTGGTGAACTCAAACTTATGGAAGGATCCGCTAAGATTATCTCTCTCATCGCACGAGACGAAAATATCCATCTTGTCATTACTCAAAACATCCTCAACAAATGGAAAGAAGGTGATGACCCAGAGATGGCAAAGATCGCAAAGGAGGAAGAGGAATGGGTAATCTCTATGTTCGATGCAGCAGTTAATGAAGAAAAGCGTTGGGCAGACTATCTGTTCAAGGATGGATCTATGATAGGTCTGAATGATAAACTGCTATGTCAATATGTAGAATGGATTGCTAATCGTCGTCTAAGGGCGATTGGTTTAAAACCACAATACGATATTGCTGCTAGAAACAATCCTCTACCATGGACACAACATTGGATCTCATCAAAAGGATTACAGGTTGCTCCTCAAGAGACTGAAGTTGAGAACTACTTAGTTGGTGGTATCAAACAAGACGTCAAAAAAGACACATTCTCAGGTTTTTCACTATGAAATATGATGACTCCAACTGGAGAGAAGAATACAAAGGATACACAACTAATAAAAGGTATCTAGAATTACTTGAGAACGGACCTAAGAGTCTTTCTCAAGCATGGTTATTAGGTGCATTGCATAACGAATGGAAAAAGATGAAGGGATATACAGATCCTTATGATGATAATGAGGGTCAATATCAATCATCATTAAAGGAGTTTTACGCTAAGAACAAAGATCAAGGTTTATGATTAAATGGTTGAAGGAGGAGTTTACGAAAACCCCTGGTTATATGAGGGTAAACCTTTCACTTCTGATGATATTGGCGACTTCTTCGGTTACGTCTACTGCATTACAAATATCATCACGGGTCGAAAGTACATTGGAAGAAAGTATTTCGTACAGAAACGAAAACCTAAAGGAGGCAAGCGACGTGTTACGTCAGAGTCTGACTGGAAGCGGTATTACGGAAGCTCTGACGAACTTAAACAAGACATTAAAGAATACGGTAGAGATAATTTCCGAAGAGAAATCATATCCCTCCACACAACCCTTGGAAAAGTAAACTACGAAGAGACAAGACAACTGTTTCTTAATAATGTCCTGACAGAATCACTTGACGACGGGACACCAAAGTATTACAATAGCAACATCCTCGGACGTTACATGAAAAAAGATTATGGAAATTTTGAATGAAAATTTTTAACAATGTACTTACAGAAAACTTGCTCTCAGATATTCGTATGGACATATCTGAAGCACATGATGAGGAAGCATGGAAATCTAGTTTTGCCTGGCGTTATGGATTGACAACAGGTTTCTTTTCAAATTGTTTATCAAGAACTATTGAAGGGGAAATGAAAGAAAAAATTTTAAAAGAAATCAAACCACTTATACCAGAATGTAACGTATACTATTTGCAATATTATATTTGGCAACAACTCTCTGGTATTGCTGTTCATGATGATGAGGATAAAATATTTGGTGCAACAATATATCTAAATGAAAGATGGGAACCTGAAAACGGTGGAATTTTTCTATACAAAGATAAAAAAAACTCAGGACAAGAGTGGAATGCTTTGTTACCAGAACGAAATAATATGGTTTTGAATGATGACCATGAACTACATATGGTAACAGCTGTGTCACCCTATTCAACTGATTTAAGATATACTATTCAGATTTGGGGGCAAGATAAAGACTACGACGAGTATGAAGATTAATCTATGGTATTCAGACAAACTAAGTCAATGGAGATGGACTCTATGTGATGATTCAGAAAATATGTTACAGGAGTCAGGACAACACCCAGTGTTAAAACATGCAATGAACGATGTTGCAAATACAGTAGAACATATGCTAGAGTGTAATAAGCAACAATAATTTTATGTTTCCTTATGTAATTGAGGATTCTATACCAAAAAATATGTTTTGGAAAGTGTATGAATTTATGCACTGGCAAGAAGGTTGGGTTCTAAACAATAAAACTTATGACGAATGTTGTTTAAGTTTTTCCAAAAATATTCTCTGGTCTTCAAGTCCTGAATTTATTGAAGTCGCTGATTACTTAAAATTAAAAGTACAAAGAGTAGTAAAATCTAATTTAACTATTGAAAGAGTACTTTGTAACGGGCAAGTAACAAATCAAACATCTATGTTCCATACTGATCCTGGTGATTTAACTTTGGTTTTATTCACTAACTCTGAATGGAATGCTGAATGGGGAGGAGAGTTTGTATGTGAAGATGATAAAGGTAAACTTCATTACATTACATATAAACCCAATAGATCTGTATTAATACCTGCCTTATGGCAACATCAAGGATTTCCTCCCAATAGAATGACCGACCAACTGAGAACATCACTCGGAATTAACTATAAAGTTGTTGACAATATGTTGAAATCCTGATACAATAAATACTACACATC